TAGAACTACAGCAATGGAGATTGGCTTTGCAGAGATTAAGTCAACTCCTGCTGATGCTCTAGAATCCGCAAACCACCATGATAACATGATTATGAAGAATATCATGGTTCAGTTCCTCAATCTTGGTATTGAGGGTTCTGGCGGTGGTAGGGCTACTGGTGCAACAGCCGCAGATATGTTCCTTAAGGCAATGAGATATGTTGCTAACCAAATTTGCGACTACTTTAATCAGTATGTGATTCCTAATCTCGTTGCGTACAACTTCCCGACGGATCAATTCCCGAAGTTGAAGGTACGCAACATTGGTGAGATTAAGGACTTCCAGATGTGGGCTTCAGGATTCTCTAATCTCGTGCAACAGAGTGTTATCACGATGGACTTGGAAACCGAGAACTTTGTTCGTGACTTTATTGATTTCCCGAAGAAGCTTGGTGATCGTCCTGAGTTTACACCGCAGCAGGTTCGTGAGAACATTTTGTTGCAGGGTCAGGTTAATCCTGATGGTACTTCTAAGGTTGCTTCACCGCCTGAACAGAAAACTCCAGGTGGTGTTGTTCTTCCTAATGGCACAGGTAATGGTAAGTCGAAAAGTGGTGGCACACTTAATGTAGGTAAATCGCCTACAAGTGGAGCGGTATAGGAGGCGGTGATTAGTGCCGACAACTAAGTATAAGATTACGAAGAAGGGTGACCAGTTCTGTATCACTGATATGGACGGCACTCCTATTCACGGTGGCAAAGGTAGTTGTCACGCTAACAGGCCGGATGCTGTTAAGCAGTTGAGAGCTATCTATGCTAACCTCGGCAAGTCCTTCAATGAGAAATCACTGTATGTACCTGTTAAACAGTTCTCTTCTCTTCTTGACGGACTTAAGACTGAGGATGATCTTCCTTGGATTCAGATTTTCCCGTTTGGTCATTGGAGTCACCCTGTATATGGTGACGATGCAGCTGTGGTGTCTTACGATAGAGCGGCCCGCTATGTCAAGAACTTCAATGATAATGTTCGTCGTCAGGAAATTGCAATTGACTACGAACACGGTGAAGATAAGGCGAAGGGAAGCAAAGCAAGTGGTTGGTATCGTGCGATGGAATTGCGCGATGATGGTGTGTATGCTCAGGTTGAGTTTACAGAACCAGCTAGGCAGGAAATCAAGAATGGTGAATGGAAATACTTTAGTCCTCTCTTTGTAGATTTGTATGAAGATGCTGAGACTGGAGAAGTTCACGAAGATGTCATTATTGGCGGTGGACTAACTAACCGTCCGTGGATGAAAGATATGGTACCTATCAACTTCTCGGAGGCGGTGCTAGAGGAAAAGACTATCAAGTATCGTTTTAAAGATGGTCGCTGGATTGCCAGTGACAACGATGGTGAGAATTGGCGTGTTGCAACTGAGGCTGAAGTCGCTGATTTGGAGCATAGTGAGCCTGGAACTGGTAATCCGCCTGAGCCTCGTCCACAAGAGGATGATATCAGCGGTGATAAAGATGGGCAAGGTATTAGGAGAGATACTCCGCCCCCACAGGATAAAAAGGAGGGTAGTGATATGAAGTTGAGTGCTGATGCACTTAAGCTTCTCGGGCTTCCTGAGGATGCTGATGAAAAGGCTGTTGAGTCTGCTATTACAACTGCGTTTGCACAGCTTCCTGAGTTGAAGGAATTTGCAGAAAAGAATGCAAAGGCCAAGAAGTTCTCAGAAGAGTTCCCTGAAGAGTTTAAGCGTATGCAGGAGTTGGCTCTAGCTGAAGCAGGTAGGGCTAGTAAAGCTTTCAGTGAGAATTACGAGCGTGTAACTCATACTGAAGGCGAAGGAGATGAGAAAGTTACTACTAAGACGAATCGTGGCCCTTCTTCACTAGTTCTTAGTGGTATTGAGGCGTTCCATAAGAAGTTCTCCGAAGATGATGCAACGATGGACGACTTCAAGGGTCTTATGGACACAATCTTCACTGATAAGTCTTTCGTGGACTATGGTGAGGTTGGTAGTAGCCGTGAGCGTGAAGATGCTGACGGTCATGGTAGTGATATTGCAAAGGCGTTTGCAGAAAAAGCACAGGCTATTATGTCTGAGTTCCAGGGTAAGGGTACTCCCGTTAGTTGGGAAGTTGCCGTTACTGAGGCAACAAAGCGATATCCTGATCTTGCTAAGGCATACGCAAATCGTGAAACTCCGGCAGCGTAGAAAGGGGGTTATAGATGCCTTCATACGGTAACTTTCAAAGGGATAAGGGCTACGATGCTGATGCCGCGATTACTGCTTTTCGTGCGGTAAAGGCTGGTACTAACCCCGAGTCTGTAACTCCCTGTACTGTGTTGGGAGAAGCTGGAATTGGTGTTGCTCAGTTTGGTGTTAGTGCTGCTGAGCTTGCTAAAGGCAAGGGTGCAAGCGTTCGTGAAGATGGTACTACTGAGTGGGAAGTTGGGTCTGCAAACGCTGGTGTTATCGCCAGGGGTGCAGATGTAACTGTTGCCGCTGATGGTAGGGTACAAGCTGCTGCTTCAACTCATAGGGTTTGGGGAGTTGCACGTCAGGCTTCTACTGCTGCTGGTCAGCGTATTGCAGTTGATCTTGCAATCGTCAAGTACATCAAGGCATAGTGAGGGGGTGAGATAATTGTACGATCCCGGTACACTTTATAGCGATCCGATCCTAACAGGATTTAGTACGGGTTTTCAGGATCAGACTTTGTATGCAAATCGTCTGTTCCCGATTACTCCGGTATCTACTAAGTCAGGTCGGTATCGCGTTTATGACAGAAGTAACTGGATCATCTTCCCCTCTCGCCGCGAGCCGGGTACAGTTGCTAACGAGGTTCGTGGGGGTAAGTGGAGTGAAGATGTGTTCTTCGTCAAGGAGCATTCGCTACAGGCTCCGATTCACGATGAAGAGCGTCAGGAACTTAGTTCGCAGGGTGGACTCGCAAACGCCGTTTTCGGTGGTGATTTGCAGATTGATCCTGAGCGTGATGCGGTTGATCTAGTTACACGAAGCATTATGCTTGAATGGGAACAGAAGGTCGCTACCGCTATGCGTAATGCTGCTAACTATCCTGGTAACCATACGGTGACGTTGGCAGGCGCACAGCAATGGTCAGATTATACAAACGGTACCTCTTCAACGAGTAACCCCGTTAACGATCTGATGACTGCTGCAAGGCGTGTTTATCTCGATACGGGACGCTGGCCTAACACGGCTATCTTCCCGATTGATGCACTTGGAGTTATTGAAGGGCATCCTCGCGTTGTGGATCGCTTCAAGAACTTCTCTCTTACTGAGCCGGATGCTTGGAAGGCACTACTTAACGTTCCTGCACCTGAGAACGTGTTTATTGTCGATTCCAAGTACAATGCGGCTGATAACATCGACGCAACGGAATCTATTACTTCGTTCTGGGGCCAGGACGTGTGGGTTGGCATTGTCGATACTGCACCTGGTCAGAAGACCAAAACGTTTGGTAAGACCTTTGCGTGGACGTATCCTGACGGCACTATTCGACCTACTGATAAGTGGCGTGAGGAACCTCGTAAGAGTGATATCGTTAGAGTCAGTCAGAACTACGACTTGAAGATTGTCTCTAACGTTGCTGGTTATCTTATCAAGACCGCTGTTGCGGCTGTCCCGTAAACGGAAGGAGGGTAAACAATGGCTGATTTGGTTGCATGGAGTCCTATCAAAGTTGGTACATCTGGCGAGAAGCCAGGAGACACAGGGACTACCGAAGTCATTAAGCCCGGTGAAACCGTTACACAGGATTCGCTTGGTCTTAGTGATGACCAGTTCAAGCAGTTGGTAGAAAGTGGAGCAGTTAGAACGTTGGAGTATCCTGATATGCCTGATACTTATCAGGATAGTCCTGTTAACTACCTTCGCGAGCAGGCTCGTAAGGCATCGGAAGGCGCACTCATGGATGCAGAAAACTCGGAAGAGAACATGGGCGCTATTCTCGCAGCTAATGCTGCTGCGACAGGAACGATGCTTCAGGGTGAAGCACTCTCCGATGATGTTCTTGCAGAAATGGAAAGCCAGAAGCAGGATCAGAGTCCAGAGGCTTCTCCTCCTTCTACTAGTAGTTCGCAGGTTAACCCGGATCAGTAGAGTTATGGCATCAGAGATACTAGCCAGTCTTGACGACATCAACACTCATCTTCCCGATGATAAGGCGAAGATGGAAGACAGCGAAGATGATTTGCTGCAAATCGACGCTGCTCGTTATGTTCGTTCACTTCTTGCCGGTATGTTCTCTGCTACGACTCTACAAGGATGGGATACACCGGATGACACCCCTGAGCTAATCAGGGGTGTCGCCGGTCGTATTATTGCAGCTAAGTATTATGCGACGCTTTACAGCGAGGATATAGGAGAGGTTAGTTCGTTTGCTCAGGGGTTGTACAATGAGGCGAATATGATTATTGATGGTATTCGGAATGGAACGTACATCGTTCTGGATATTAACGATAATCCTATTCCAGTTGAAAATCCCGTAACTTCAGGTGAAGGGTTCTTCTGGCCTGATGACACAACTGTAGGACCATTCTTCACAATGGGTAAGGTGCTTGGATGAGTACCTTTAGTGGTAAAGCAGCAGGGGCCTATGGTGCGCGTGGTGGAGTAATCTCTTTTGAGTTTATTCCTGATCCGAATGAAATTGCGAACAAAATCATGGCTCTTGCTGGTTACCTAGAAAACGTTGCTGTTCCTCTAGAAGCATCGAAGGGTATTGCTAAAGCTGATATGCAAAACCACTTCGATACCGAGACTGGACCCAATGGGGAAGCATGGGCACCTTTGTCAGAAGAAACGATAAGACGGTGGGGAGAGCATTCCATCCTACAACTTACTGGCGCAATGCGCGGTGCAGCAACTAGCGATGCAGCCTATCTTGTAGATGGTTCGGATTTGTTCTTTAGTACAGAAGGATTGCCCTCCTACTGGATTTTCCATGAAACGGGTAGATCACTCCATCATATTCGTGCATTTGCTGAAGAGAATCCACATTTGGAGATTGACATTCATACAGGCGGTATGCCTCCTAGACCATTTGTAGGATTTAGCTTTGAAGCGGAATTGCAAATCATCGAGTTGTTCGATGCATGGTTTGAGGGTGGAGTTGCAGGGTTCTATACACGTCCTAGTGGTAGAGTGCAGCAAATCCTCAGAACCCCTGGTGGCGGTCATAGCTTTGGGCCGATGGTGGGATAATGGCTGTTATCGAGCTAATCTCAACTCCCGAGGAATGCGTTGAAGCCATTTCAGAGCTTATTAGTGATAACGCGGAGAGACTCGGTATCCAATATGTAGGTAAGAATGATGAGAGGCTACTTCCACGCTATCCCGCTGTGGTTGTCTCTGGGGGAATGAAGAGAAAGGAAGTCCACGCCACTCATACATTCAACGTTGAGTTGTATACCACAATTTGGGTGTATCATGCTGCTATTACTAAGACCCATCAAGAACGCAGCATGGAGGATATGGTATTTGCAACGGCTCTGGAAGCATTGCTAGAAGATGATAAAACATTGGGTCAGAGGGTTATCTTCTGTTACGTTGAATCATCTGTTCCAGGCGTTTACGCGCCAAGATCGGGAAGGGGTGAACCAGTCGTAGGTACGAAGATCAACTGGTATGCACTTTCACAAAAACGATGGGAAGACTGAAGGGAGGGTAAATGGCTCTTAGTGTCACAGTCAGTAACGACCAGTATCCAGACGATCAGGAGTTTGAGATTGTTGGCCTTGGTGCATTTAAGAATGGAGAAGCGAGAGAGATCACAGAAGAGCAGGAAAAGACTTTCGTGTCTCTATACCAAATGGCCGCTACTGACAAACTCGGAGAGCAGGACGCAGTTACAGTAAGTGGCGATTCTACTATCGAGAATATTGATGAAGTTCTCGGAGTAGATGTTAGCGATACTCCGCCGCCTCCTGATCTTGAAGCTATTACTGCTGCAAATGAGGAAGTTACTGCTACTGAGGAAACTCCTGCAACGCAAGAAACGCCTATTGAAGAGACTGTAACTTTGCCGGAAGCCATTACTAGCACTTCGGGGGGTGAGACATAATGCCTGCCGGTCTAGGTGGTGGTGGTTATGTAGGTTTTCAGTTTGAATCAACTCTTGGTACTGCCGTTGATACGTCTACTGGTACGCCTGTGTGGATTCCGATTCTTAGTGAGAACCTTCACTATGTTGAGGATAAGTATTACTCAGAGGCTATTCGCCAGCAGACTATCGACAATGATGTTAAGTCCTCGTATTATCATGTTGAGGGCGATATTACAGCCGAGGTTGATACAAACTGGTTGCCTCATATGTTGTACTGCTCTCGTCATGCTATTTCTAAGACGGGTGCTGCTGATCCGTGGACTTACACCTTTACGCCTTCATCTGCTGGTAGCGCGTCAACTGCGGCATCTGGCGCAGTTCCTCGTACCTGCTCACTGACGATTGTTCGTAACGGTGTTGTGTTTATTTACGCCGGTTGTGTTGTTAACAACTGGGAGTTCACGATCGACAACGGAGTCCTTAAGGTTACTATGGGTATCCTTGGTGTTTCCGAGGCTGTTGGCGCCGTTGGTACACCTACATGGGCTACTCCTGAATTGTTCGGTGCTGATGCTCATAGCATCTATGTTGCAGCTAGCGGTTCTGCACCTACGTTCGGTTCTGCTTCTGTTGACTTCAACGGATTTACTGCTACATTCAACTACAATGCTGCTGCTCAGAACCGAATTATGGCAACTCGCGGTGCTTCGTATATTAGCTTCGGTAAGACTGAGGCCGGTTATACGACTGAGCTTGACTTCATTAACCGAACAGAGTTTGATAACTTCAAGAATGCGTCAACTCGCGCGGTTAGATTGGAGTCTGTGCGGCCTGCTGGATTGTTCTCAGCTTCTACTGAGGCTGTGCAGATCACGTTTAACAGAAGTGCCTACGATGCATATGATATCAACCTTGCAGGTATCGGTGATTTGATTATGGCTGGCGTTACAGGTCATGGTCTTTCACAGGTTGGTGGCAACCCGTATGCAATCGTTGTCAAGTCTGCCGTTTCTATTACATAGGAGAGATAGAATGCATCATATCATCAACTTTTTCCATGTTTTTCCGGGTGGAATTAGAGAGTACCGTTACTTCTTTATCTTTTAGGAAAGGAGGGATAACTCAATGAGCGAAACTCCGATGGAAACGCCGCAGCCTAGTGAGGAAACTCCTAGTGAGGCTGCACCTGCTGATGATAGTGGCAACTCGGAAGAAGGTTCTTCCGACGAATCCGAAGCGTAGAAGCCACTACTACGCAAAGGGAGCGCCGTTTAGTAACTAGTTCTAGTAATACGGTATCAATAACAAGGAGAGTGAGATGCCAGTCGTAACTGTTGATCCGAATACGTACGTTCGGAAAGAACTTAAGAGCGCTCCTGCTGATCCCAATATCCCGGGGGACGAACCAGGGTACGTTATGGTTCGTCCCCTTCCTTATGGGATGAAGCTTTCTAGGCGTGATAAAGCAACTAAGATGAGTATGGAGGTTGCTGCTAGAAAGCGTAGCAGGGGTGAAGAGACTGGACAGAAGCTTGATCTTGAACAGTTGAACGAAGCTTCTGTTCAATTCGACTTCTCTTATTGCATTGGCGACCATAACCTTTTGGACGCTGCTGGCAATAAGTTGGATTTTGCTAATCCAATGACAATCAAGCTGCTTGATCCTAAAGTCGGCTCAGAGATTGAGAGCATCCTCAGTGATCTTAATGAGGATATGGATGAAGAGTCACTAGAGGATTTTATCAAGCGGTCTACCTCATCCTCAAAGGAAGAAGCAGACACGTCTTCGACTACGACTTAGCTCTATATACTGAAGCTAAGGAATGGGTGCTGATAGGATACATAAGTGAGAAAACGAGATCATTACCTGAATCCGGTGGAATACTAGACCAGGACAGGAATAAACTCCGAAAACTCGAAAAAGTCCTGCAAGCATTCGACGCAGTTAGAGAAGACGAGAACAAGAAGATCGAAAGTAGAAATAGAGCAGCTAACAAGTTAGCAGAAGCACAAGATGAGAGCCAGCGAACTTCTACTCATAGTCAGGGCACAGAACCAGGCTAGCGGCGCTCTTAGGAGCGTTGCTAGAGATATGCGTACTATTGGCGCGATGCAGGAAACTGCCTTTAGAGCTAGAGGCTTGGCAAACGCTACTGGTGATGTGGATGCCTACAGTAAGGCTCTAAACCGAATTAGGTGGGAACGAGTTTCTGCTGGTGGTAGGATTCTTCAGCACACAGCGAGAGTCGCTGAGTATGCAGGACTTGTACTCGGCGGCTCTCTCGCTGTTATGGCTAACAATGCTGCTAAATTCGATACTAGTGTAACCCTGGCTGCAACGCAGACTAGAAAGATTGGACATTCTTTTACAGAAACGTCTAAGAACTCCAAAATCTTACAAGCTGATATTCGCCAGCTTATGACAGAGTTTCCTGCTTCAGCAGAGGACTTCTCTAAGGCTGCATACGATATTTACTCTTCGACCGACGTTAACTTTGGGAAGGGCAGAAAGGCTCTAAAACTTTTCGCACAGGCGGCAGTAGCGGGACAAACAGATGTTCAAACCGCTACCGATGCCGGTATCGTTGTTCTCAACAACTTCGGCAATGATGTTTCAAAGCTACCGAAGAGATTAGATCAAATGTTTGCAGCAGTACGCTATGGCCGCATGACGTTTAAAGACTTTGCTACTTCTATGAGTACGATCGGGCCTGCTGCAAGGGCATCAAATCAGTCATTCCTAGAAATGGCTGGTACGTTTGCATTCTTGACAAGACACCTTGATGTTGCTAAGTCTCGTGTTGGTTTTGCTCGCGTTCTAGAGGCTCTAGCAACTCCTAAGATGCTTGCTGGTCTTAAGGACGCTGGTGTTACTATTCAAGACGTAAATCATCATTTGCTGCCTTTGCATGAGATTCTTGGTCGTATCATTCAAAGGTTCCCTCAGCTAAAACGAGGTGGAACCGATGCGATGAACTTCTTTAAGAATATTAGTGGAAATCAAGGTACTATGCAAGCAAGACGGGCATTTACCTTTTTGGTGCAGTTCTTTGATAAAGCTGGTAAAGACGGTGCATCGTATCTTGAAATGCTCAAAAAGGTACGAGAGGATCATGGAGAGTTCCAGAATTCACTAAAGGCGATGGAAGCAACAACTGGTGTTAAGTGGGGAGTATTCGTTAATCAGTTGAAAGCTCTTGCGCTTGAAGTTGGTGCTGATCTAGTTCCTGCACTTCTTAAACTTTCCGGCCCAATTCAAAATGTTATTCACTGGTGGACTAGTCTAGATAAAAGCACTAGAGCAACTATATCTAGGTTCGCCGCGTACTCAGCAGCCTTCTTGCTGGTGGGAGGCGCGGTAACATTCTTGGCAGGAACGTTTATGAGGCTATTTGCTACGATTGGTAGGCTAGCTGGTTTTAGTGGAGCTATGACAGCTTCATTCGTAGCTATCGGAGCAGCGGTTCTTTTGTTGACGGGACATCTTGGTTCCCTTAGTGAAGTCCTAGATACAATTACTAACTTCGCATTTGGATCATGGCAGGGTTTCGCTATCACTCTGGGTGTAGCGGCTGTGGCTGCCGTTAAATTGACAAGTGCAATGAGGGGACTAGCAGCCGCAGAAGTCACTGTAGGTAAAGGTGGATTACTCTCAGGCTTGCTTGGTATTGGTGGAAATGTAGCTGCTGGTGCTAGGACAGGTTTGGCTGCTGGAGGTCTTAGAGGGATGCTAGCTGGTGCCTCGGCAGGCGCAGCAGGACTAGGAGCAGCTTTAGCTCCTGTCGCTGGTGTTGTTGCGGCTATCGGTGGTGGTCTTCTTTTGTGGAAACTTCATATGATGGAAGCTGCATCGGAAGCAAAGAAGCTTAAAGAAGCTTTTGATATAGGTGCTGCTCCTAGGAAGTTCGGTGACGTATTCCAGCACTTGACTGGCAGTACAGAAGATGTAGAGCGAGCAAGACTTAATATTCGTGGAATTAATAGAGAAATTAGTTCTCTTACGAAACAACTATCTACTGCTAAGGGAGCGCAGAGACTCGATATCATCGATCAGCTTAAAACACTGACTATGGATCGTGCTGATGCAATGAATGCTCTTGCTACCGCAGTAGGGAAAAACAATATACAGTTTAATGCTTTTTCTAAACAACTCGGTTCTTTCGTTGCTATTAGAGATAAGGCAAAAGCTCTTTCTGGAGAAATTGCACGACTACAGGATCAATTGCAGCGTCCTGGCGGTGCAAGATTTTCCGGTGTAATTAATTCTCAGATTGCTAGTCTTATGAGGCAGTTTAGAGCTTTGGAGTCTCAGGCAACAGCTAGCTCCGTAGGTGTTCAAAAAACGTTTACACAGATCATTCAAGGGTGGGCAAAAATTGGTGAATTCAAGATGCCTACCGACAAAATAATGGGTGATCTATTTAATGTTGCAAGAAGAATGGGACGCATGATTACCATTCCAGAAGTTCGCGCTCTTATTAAGGCTGAGGTTGATCCCGCTTCTGCTCGCGCATTGCCTGGTAAGATTGGCGCTATCTTTAGAAACGTTAAAGCTCAGAGAATTAAAGTAGAGGCAGATGATTCTGCCACAAAGAAATTGCAAGCAGCGCAGAAGTTGATACCAAAAGGTTTGCGCTTCCCGGCCTTTACATTCCCAAGCCCAGAACCGCAGATAAAGAAGGCACATGCAGCAGCGCAGAATGCGATGAAGCCTATTAATGCACACATCAAGGTGCATCCTCCTGGTAGTGGAGAATTGGCAATTATCGGTGGTAATATTACTGCTGGCATCCAGGCTGGAATGACACCCGTTCATCAAAGTGTCGTGAAAGATGTTACTGTAAATCAGTTTAAGAATGTCTTGGGTATTCACTCACCATCTACACTTATGGCGAAAGAAGTTGGTATTCCGCTGGTTGAGGGTATCGTGAAGGGTATTCTTGAATCTCAGGGAACTATCGAAAAAGCCGCCACAGCATCGATTACGTTCTTTGAATCAGCTGCGATTCAGAAAGCTCAGGAAGCTAAGAAGAGGATAACTAATGCATTGTTGATCGGCGATGTTGCTATGCAGGCTAAGACGCTAACTCAGTTTAACAACGCAATTGCTAAATTGGGTCGTCGTAGAGTGCCTAAGGACCTTGTTGACCAACTTGCTGCACTTGGCCCAGATTCAGCTAAGTTTATCTCGCAGATCGCTAATATGAGTGAGAAGGAACTTCGCAGATATGTTGCTGCATGGAGAAGGGCTAATGCTCAGGTTAAGCGGAGTATGCGAGAAACCCAAGAAGATATCAGAAATGCAAGTAAGCAGATGCATGATGATATGATGAGTAATATTACCTCGACGTTCAATAGTATTCAGGACAAGAATATTGGTCAGTTCGGTACTATCTTCCAGGGGCCGACAAATCTTGCTGGTATGACTGGTGATGCCTTTAAGCAGGCAATGGAAGACTACAACAATCAGGCTAATGACTTCCGCAATCAGATCAAGGATTTGAACCAGCAGATTGTAGATGCTCAGAATGAAGCATCACAACGATTGGCTGATGCAATTAAGTCGAGAGCCGATGAATTGCAGCAAGCTATGGGTCAGTTGTTTAGTGGTGATTGGATTACTGGTACGCAAGTCCAGACTAAGCTTGATTGGGGAAAGAAACTCGGTTTTGATGATTTGCAGAAAGACTTGCAAATGCAGGTTGATAAGTTCGCGCGCTGGCGTTCCGATCTAACTGCTATTGCAGCTAAAGTCCCGCCTGAATTGGCAGCGCAACTAGAGGCTCTTGGCCCTGAAGCTGTAGACAAACTAGAAGTCCTGAATAGCGGAAGCAAGGAGCAGATCGCCGCTTATGTCGCTCTGTGGCAGCAGGGACAGAATCAAATCGCTGCTGTCGCTGCTAAGACCACTGTGGATACGTCAGACATTACTGCGAAGATCAATGACATTCTTTCGCAGATTGATGATGTTACTCAGAAGCTTAGCGCTTTGCAAATGCCTCACCAGCTTACTGCTGAGGATATCATCAATGATCTTAAAGCTCAGCAGAATCAATGGGTTGAATACGGTGACATTCTACAGAGTCTTGCCGATAGAGGACTACCGGCAGAACTGCTACAGCAATTGGAGCAGCTTGGCCCTGATGCTTTGCCTTATTTGCGTGTCTTGAACACAATGACTGATACGCAGTTGGGTGAGTTGGCTAACACGTTTAAAACCAATCAGGAACTTATTACGCAACAGTCTATTAAGGAATTGAATACACAGTTGGATATTTGGTTCGCTTATGGTAAGAAGATTGGTCTAGAGCTTGTTGCTGGTATTGCCTCAGTTGCTCCTCGATTGAATGTTTACTTCAAGGACTTGATTTCTCAACTTATTACGCAGGGTGGTTTTGCTCGCCCTGGGCCTCTTCCGAATATAGACGAAGGAACACCTAATCCTGTTCCTCCTTTGGGTGGTGCTAGTTCAAGTGGTGCAGGCAGCGATGGTGGTTTAGGCAGGTTTGAGGGTGGAACTACGTATAACTACAATTTGACTGTTAATCAGGCTCAGGATGCTAGTCTCGCCTCAACCTTGGAGACAGCTACATTCAGACTAGCGAATAGGAATGTAGAATGATCGAATACGGTAGATTTACTAATGTGCAAGGCAACTACATTGATTTTAATGATCTTGATGTGCCCTTTAATGAGTTTACTACCGATGTGGATTGGCGATTCACAGAAAAGAATAAATCTCAGGAACATGGCATTTATCCTGGCAACTCTTATCTAGGTAAGAGGCTGTTTCATTGTAGCGGCGACTTGCTTCAGAACACAAGCGCTGATTATTGGGATTTGCGGAGAAGATTTATTAAGGCTATTTTGCCTAAGTCACACCTAGGTTACGATAGCGTAGGTACACTTTCACTAAGATTTACAGGCTTTAACGAAGATGTAATGTGTGAGTGTACTCTCGATGGTTACCCTGAGATTCCGCTGCAAGCATTGAGTCCAAGCGCGAGTAAGTATCAGGTTAACTTCAAAGCTTATGATCCGCGTCTTTATGGACAGTGGTGGATTGTTGATCTTCCTTACGGGGTCACTGAAAACATCGGTGGTCGAACTTATAACAAGAGCTTCGATAAAACGTATGCTGCCGGTAGTGGAGGCAACGACGTAATTATCTCCAATACAGGAGATATCGAGACTTTCCCAATCTTCACCATTTATGGACCTGTTACGAGTCCTAAGATCATTCTGTTCAGGGGCGATGGAAAGACTCTTTATTTCACACTAAACGGATTAACGCTGAATGCTGCTAGTGATGTAGTAGTGGTAGATGTAGGTAAGAAAACTGCTGTAATGAATGGTAACTTTAATGTCTACAATTATGCCGTCGGAAGTGATTGGTGGGCGTTGGAGCCTGATCTTACTAACATCGTAAGGTACACAGCGGATACAGGTTCAGTAGCCTCTCATGCATCAGTTCAATGGCGAAATGCCTACATGATTTAGGAGGAAGAAATGTCAGTTTACACACAAGCTGTACTTTCTCCCGATCCGCTGTATCTACAGCCTAAGAGCTATGATGCAAGATCGGATAGAAAGTGGTTCGCAGATATCCTTAGTCCGGGTGTCGTAGGTGTTGGCAGTTATGCAGTTACTTTTGTTTCTGGCCTAACTGTAAGAATCGCTGCCGGTACTGCTTATATCCTCGGTCAGAACGTTGCAGACCAGGGTATGTATCGCCAGTATGTTACCTCGACTAATGATCTTGCCGTTAGCTCCGGCCACGCAACACTTCCAAGAGTAGACACGATTATCCTGCGAGTCATGGATAGTGCCCATGACTCATCTGGATTCAATGAATGCAGAATTGAGGTAGTACCAGGGACACCCACGTCAGGAGCAACACTAGCTAATGCTGCTGGTGCTGCTAATCTTACAACTCTAGGTGAAGCATCTAAGAGTGTTCTGGCTCTGGCATACGTTTGGGTGCCTGCTGCTGCTGGTTCGTTGACAAGCACAGCAACTAACATCAGAGACATTAGGACGTTTGCTGCTGTAGGTGCAGGTTTGGCTCTTGGCGGAGGTTTGCCAGTTGGTGCGACTATTGAGTGGAACTCAACAACTCCACCCCCTGCATCTGAAGGAACTTATCTTCTAGAGGACGGTAGCGCGATTAGTCGTACAACGTACTCAAATTGGTTTGGCCGCATTGGAACACAATTTGGTACAGGCGATGGAAGCACTACTGCTAACCTGCCTGATTCTAGAAGTCGTACAGCAGTATGTTACACGCCTTCGGGTGGTCACGCCGATCATAATGCTATTGGCCTTACAGATGGTCTTGCTGTAGGTATTAGGCGTATGCGCCATAAGCACACTATAAATGATCCTGGTCACTCACATACTCTTATTGGTAGTATTCTTCTATCTACTGGTAACAACTATGGAACAAACGGAGCTGGTGGGGCATCTATAGGTACAGGCTCTCCTTCTGCTGGAACAAATACAACAGGGATTACAGTAGGGCCACAAACGGGGAATGAGCCTACGGATACTCCTGCATATATTACTAAGGCTAAATTGATGAGGGTAGCATAATGGCTGAGCTAACATCAATGCAGGCAGCGGTACTTCAGGTGTTGAGTTGGCAATCACCAAATTATCTCTGTTCCCCTTACGCTAGCGCATTTGTCTCACAAGGGATAGAAGATGTAGATGGTATCAATGAGGCCTTCGTACAGTTGCAGGAGATGGGATTTGTTGAGTTTTTCACGGTTGAGGAATCGACTGATATTATTCAGGTTGAACGGGATATTGTCGGCGAGCCTGTAACTGATCCTGAAACGGGGAATGTTATTCCCGTTAAAGACGAAGATGGTAACTTAATTATTAATACTGTAACTCAGACAGTAGATAGTGGGTGGGTTATTACTGATGCTGGAAGGAGTGCGATAGATGCCTAGCCTTCCGACCGTTGGTGGTGATATTAACAGTTGGGGTACTGAGCTAAACGATTTTCTACTTCAGGGCCATAACTCCGATGGATCAAATCGGTATATCGCGCCAATCACACTTTCCTTTGGTTCATCTATTACTCCAGCAGACGGTGGCGGCCCGCAGATTATTGATGCATCAAGTGGAATCGCCTTTACAATCAATGCTGTTGTTACTCCTGTCGCTGGTCAAGTAATGATCTTTGATATCAGAAACAACTCTGGCGGCGCTTTAGGCACTATTACCTGGAATGCAGTTTTTAAACTAGCAGGCGTTTTTACAAACCCTGCTAATACAAAGCGTCGTACTATCACCTTTTACTACGACGGCACAAATTGGGTTGAAACGTGTCGTAACGCGGCTGATATCTAACAGGAGGGATAATGACAGCACCTATTGAAACTTTCGCGACCTTAGCAGAAACAGTTACTACTGCTGATCCCGGTTCAGGCGGTACGTCACTATCCGTAACAAGTAGAAGCCTTTTTCCTCCAGCCACGGTATACGGTGCTGCTGGACAATTCTATATTCTTGTTCAGAATAGTGAGACTGATAAGACCAATCGTGAGATTATGCTTGTAACTGGCGGTCAAGGTACAGGTGCAGGTAGCTTTACTGTAGTGAGGGGTCAGGGCGGTACTACTGGCGTAGCTCATCCTTCAGGTTCTTACGTTGCGCAGATTATTACTGATATTGCTCTTAAGAGAACTGCGCCTGAGTTTATTACTCAGCCAAGACATCATAAGGGTGTTTGCTGGAATTATCCGCCTGAGTGCTGTGGAGGGGCTTTCGTTCTAACAACGCTGGTGCCATATCTTTGTAAGTGTTGGGTGCCAGATACAATTACAATTGCCGCCGTCGGCGTTCATGTTAATGTTGCGGGTTCTGGACTTGTAGCTGGAAGCAATCGTGTTGGCGTTTATGATGCAAATGGTACTCTTCTTTCACAATCCGCAGATATTACATCTTGGCCTACTAACTACCAATCTAATGCTCTAGCAGCATCTCAGACTATTACGGGAGGCCCAGGAGTATTTGTGTGGCTTGCTGTACTAACCTCTGCTACTACTCCTCCGAGTCTTGCTCGCGCATTTGGTAGTATCTCTGGACTTGCGAATGCAGGACTTGTTGCTGCTGATAACTACAGAAGTGGTAACTTGGCTGCTGTTACTTCGGGTAATGCGCTGCCTGCTTCATTTACCCCCGGTTCGCAGCTAAGCGTCCAGTCACAGCCCCCCTGGATAATGGGGAGCTAAGTGTCGGTAGTTGGTAGAACAGCAGTAGGTAAGAATGCTCTTGGTTCTGTTGGTGTTAACCCAACAGGATTTGATTCTGCCACTGTTTATCTTCATCTAACACCCGCTGCTGTTTCTGAGCTAGGTCCGTCTAGTACAGCAGTAGGTAAGGCCATTGGTACCTATGCTCTAGGTAGTAGTGGTCCTGCTGCAATCCCTCTTAATACTGACTCAGCGGAAGTTCTGTTCCGTTTGCTCCCGTCAGGTGTGGACTCATATACAGTTACAGGAACAGGTTATGGGACAGGGCCAGATGGAGCAGGGCTATACGGTATAGGTGGCAATGTTGCTGGCCCATCATCATTTGTCGATTCGGGCACAGTTTATCTTGATCTTGTTCCCTCAGCAACAGAGGTTTACTCTACATTACCCGTAAGTTACACAGATGCAGCAACAATTAGAGTTAAGTTTACTGTTACTGCAAGTGAAGTTTACAATGCTACTCCTCCTGATTCAAGTCCTGTACCGCTTCCCTCCCCTGGCCCTGCAATAGTTGTTCCGACTGTAAAGAAATTCTCAGTCATTCACCTAAACCATGATGATTATGCATTAGGAGAAATTTATCCCAGAAACCTAGATTTCGCTATCTATCTTAATAGGATTGGTTATTGTAATTATGATCTTGATGTAAGTACAGTTTTGGGCAAGAAAGAGAACACTTCTCCATATGAAACAGATTTTATCTTGTTGCGTGGAGACAAACCCATTATGGGTGGTGAGCATACTGCTGTTAGCATTAATGATGTAGAAGGTGCCTCATTAGCTGTAGCAGGTCAAGAGTGGGGACACTGGCTAGAAAGACAGGTATGGCCTTTTAATCCAGATGATCCTCTATTGTACACTTATCTCCAGACTGACAGAGATATTGCTCTTGTCGTGAAAGACCTGCTTACGCAGGTAACAGCGTTTCCACAGTCGTTGGATTTAGACCTGTCCTTTATCGTAGCTATCGGTAACAACATTGATTACAAGATTGATGTGAATGATACCGAGGATTTGTTCTCAAAGCTAACAGCGCTAGCTAAACGAGTACCAGGGTTTGACTTTGAGATTACATGGGATAAGAGAGTTTTGCTATACTACCCGCAAAAAGGTGGAGATAGTGGAATTACTCTGACCCAGGGTCATAATGTCTATAGCCTTGATTATACGAATAATGGCCCCGTTTCCACTGTCACTCTAGGTACTGCACGTTCGGCATCTTCACAGATCGGTGTTGTGATTAACAGTGATGCTCCACAATACAGGCGTTCGATTGCAACACAGGATTTTGGTGACATCACTGATTCTGACCAACTAATTCAACAGACCCAAGGTGAGGCAGATAGAAATGTAACTCCGCATAGACAAATAACTGTAGGTATTATTAAGGATACGATTGATCCCTTAGAAGATATTAAAATGGGCGATACCGTCGGTCTTGACTTGGATATCGGATACGAGATAATTGAAGGTAATTGGAGAGTCGTTGGTATGCAATGTACTGGTACTGATGAAGGCGATGAAGAGTGGAAATTGACGGTGGATGATGGAACGCTATCGCTCTAGTCCTGATATCATCGGTATTTTGCAAAAAGGGATCAGCTCCCTTAATGAGGACATGCTTGTACTTAAGCACAGAGATCATTCTATTCCTGGCTGGATTGATCTTGCATTAGGAAGTAGTTGGACTGCTTACTCTATCCTTACTGATCCAACTTTAGGATATTGGAGAAGTTCGGATGGTACTGTAAGATTAAGAGGAATTATCAAAAGCGGAACGCTTTATCCTAATGTTATTGCAACTTTGCCTGTAGGATTTTTTCCTGGTCATAACATTAGGCATCCCGTTGTTACTAGCACAGGGGTAGGATGGGCATTGATATCTCCAATAGGACAAATTTATTTAGTGTCTGGGTCAAATATTTGGGCTGATTTTTCCAGTGTTAGTTTTAGAGCGGAACAATAGAAAATGCCTCAATCGGAGCAAAAAAGGAGAGAATGGGAACTCAGGAGAGCCAAAATACTTTTGTTAGCAGGTCTGTTCGGAATGTTCACATACTTTATCCTCGTAGAACTTTTTGGAGTTCCCTGGCATCTAGAGTGGGAGCTTGGTTTTCTAAGCATGATGGGACTAGGGCTGTTTCAGGCGGTGGACAAAAGATGAAGGTAGAACCGTTACAACACATTGAACTGGATATTCCTTCTAACGTACATGAGGTTATCTTGGTCGAGGACACCTTTTTCGGAAAGTGTAGAAAGTGGGCGTACACAAATGCATCTACGCTTATCTTTTTCACTGTTTTGTGGTTTATTACTCTTTCAGCTGATTTAGTCGTAAGGTTTCTTTTTCAATGACTAAAGTAATGCAGATCAATAGATGGATTAATACACATCTTCAAACTATGTTCAAAATTTGGGTGGTTGTATTTACTGCTCTGACTTTGTTTCTCCTGTTCGCAAATAGACAGCGCGCTATTGATAACAAACACAGAATTGCTGATATCAATGCTTTGTTGTATTCAATTCAAAAATCCAGAGTTGAAAGCTGCAAGCAGAACTACCAAACGTTGATTGATGCAGTACAACCGTTCGGAAAAAAGGATGACCCAAGAACACCGGAAAACGAGGTTAATGCAACACAGCAGTTTATTAAGCATCTAAAAGAAAAGAAATTGCACTGTGTAAAACAAGTTTCTCCAAGGAGAATAAATGAGGACTCTAGGACTAACAAGCCCTCACACTAAGGGCAATGATGTAAAGGTCTTACAGGATGCCTTAAAAGGACGTGGCTTCCTGCAAGGTGCAGTTGATGGTGAATTTGGTCCTGATACTGCACGTTCTGTTTACAGAGCTAAATACTGGCTAGGCTACCGTAAGCCGGATCAACATGCTAGTGACTTGCTCTACAGTTATCTCGTTAATCGCAAGAAGATTAGCCCGCTTATGCAGGCCAGAGTTAATAACAGAAAGAGGATTGCCAAGCAAACGCCTATTCGCATGAAGATGTGGAATGAGGCTAGAAAGTGGATTGGCACCAAGGAGAACCCATTTGGATCAAACCGCGTGATGTTCTCACTATGGTACGGCGTTATCGGTGCTTGGTGCGATATGTTCGTTAGCTATTGTGGTGTTAAGGCCGGCCCTAAGGCGTTTAAGAGGGGTGTTGTTTATTCCTACGTTCCGACAACTTTGGCAGATGCTAGAGCTGGTAGAAATAACCTTACTATTACCTACAAACCACTTAGAGGTGATCTAGTTCTATTTGATTGGGATAACGATGGTGTTGCAGATCATATCGGCTTCTTTGGTGTTTGGCTCAATCAGTCAGAGTTTGGCACTATCGAAGGAAATACAGGACACACTAATGCGTCGAACGGTGGAGAGGTACTTCCGATGAAAAGAAGTAAGTCCGACGTAATCGCGTTCGTACACGTAGGGAGGTAGTAATGTCATTGTTGTGGGCACTAGTTATCGTGATTCTCTTGATTGCTATTTTCGGAGGAATTTTTATTGCGAAGTTCCTTTGGTTTATTCTGATTGTTGCTCTTATTCTTATTGCACTTGAATTTCTTAGAGGGGCTAGGGTCTAATGAAAGAAACCAAAGCATTCTATAAGACTAGTGAATTCTGGCTTATGGTACTGGGCCAGATTGTGCTGACTTTGCAAACAAGCGGTGCTATCGATATCGTCAATAAAAGTCATGCATGGTGGGCACCAGTTCTTCAGGCTGTTCTAGCAAGCGCTTATATTCTTGCGCGTGGTCAGGCTAAAAGTGGTGTTCCTACAGGTACTAACGATGAGGCTCTACCCGAGCCTAATTATGAGTCAGTACAGCCAGGAACGAATATTCAGACTAACTAACTAAAAGACCCCCGTAAGGGGTAGAAAGCCGCCGTCCCTCGTAGTCTCTCCTCTATGATACGGCGGCTTTCGCTATTCTTCACTATCACACGATTGTTTCCATGCTAGCCACTTTTCTTGGCTCCATCGAGGATTAGGAACAACACGAATATGACGCATTAAATCCGGTCGTTCCATACCCGACAATAAAGCGTCTGCAACTTTTAACGATGTATGCTCTATTTTCCCTTCAGTTATTTGATACATTTTACTAACAGATATTCCAGATTGATCCGCTAAATATTGCTTAACTCCGTAGAACGAAGTATTTCTATTTTTGAACCCGTCTGTCTGTCCTTTAGGTCTTTTCTTGTCCTCTTCCCTAAAGTAGTCGTCTAAGATGACTTTAAGATCAGCAGCAACAACTACTAATGGATCGCCAGTACTCATGAATTGTAAGTAGGCAATCTTTCTTCACTAAGGATACAACCGTCCCAACTAGCTTTATACTGATCTACCAACTTACCATCATAAAATTCCTTAACCCGATTGCTAGCGAATCCCAATTTAATCAACTCCTGCTTGGGCGTTACCCCATTCCTAGGAGCAAGAGGATTCATGTTACCATCGAAGTTTTCAGGCACGACTACCATATTCGTATCATTGTTCACTTTGTTAATCATCGCCTGATTCATCCATCCCCCTTGGAAACCCTCCATAGCCCACGCGATCGGACCTGTGGGGTGTTTTTGACGCCAGAGGGCGATGATGTTAATAATCAGGTCATTGATGTTATGAGTCTCAATGTTGAACATGACGCCTTTAACTTTGCCGCACATCTTGAAATACTTATCCATACGATCAACAATTGCTTGGGCAGTTGCAGGAAGTCCCCAACCATCGGTATGCTCATAAATACCAAACTCGAACCTTGTTGAGATATCAGTACAAAATTGAGCATTCATCTCAATAGTGTTCTCAACGAACTTACCAGTATTGGGGTCTTTCATATGTGTAGGATAGTAGATGCGAGTAATACCCAAAGCCTTCTCAGCATCCCTAGCCTTCTCACTAGGCCAATACTTGCTACCCCTAGGATTCTCACGCCAAATAGTTTTCATGCTACCCTCCACTTTTTGTTGCATCTCTGACAAATAATCTCTTGGGGATCAAGAGAAAAGTTAAAAACGATGATATCAAAATCATGCCCATTGAGATTGCATTCCTGACGATCTAACTCTGCTTTTGCTTCATTAAGAGTATATTTCTTTTCTTCTGGGTATGGTGGGCTTTGTTGAGGCAATCTACCCATTTCTCTATCCTTTCAGGCGTAATGCATCATTTGTCATCCAATCTAGCAAACCCTTCCTTATTGAACTGATAGCCTTCTTTGAATACGAACCACTGTAGAAGGTGTCTCATGGCATCATTCGCATGAGGCTTACCAACCATGAACATTCCATCCTCTTTAAGTTTTGAATCCTCCTTCCAGTAACCCCCTACACCCTCAGAAGGCATTTGCATGTAAAGCTTTACTCTTGTGTAATCCTTCAAAGGTTCAGGACTGAGCTTTACGTTTTCTTTCTGGACATACAGTTGCACAACACCGATGTACTCTCTACTGATGAGTTCTACGCCTTCTTGCTTATACCCACCCTTGCGATAATCGAATCTCTCGCAGACAATGATATCAGGCTTGGAGAGCTTAAGAGAATTGTAGAGCTGAATGTGATTCCACTTCTCTTGACCACTTATTGCATACATCTTACCATCGCGAATAAGACCCTTAGCCCATCCTGTTGTGCCTCCTGGGTCTAATGCGATAACCTTGATTAGATTGTCCACCATTAGTTATCAATCGCCTCTCTAAAGCCTGCTGAGGTTTGGCCTTGGTAGACCTGCGAATTTGCGAGCGGATCGCCGCAGCGTGGCAGCGGGGTGGCAAAACGAGGACGAGCGGCGAGCCTCTCCAACTCGCCACCCATTCCGAGACGCCGATTAACGAGCTTAACCAAGGCATCTGACATAACCGTACTAACTACGGTGTAGACACCCAAAAGGGAGTTTCCTTCTTCTCGATCTTCTTCTTATGCTGCTTACGTTCCTTCTGCTTCTGAAGGTACTTTTCACGCTTATTCTTGTTCTTACGGGGCATCTTCTTCCTCTGTCTTGTTGACTGTCAGTACCGCGATTTCAACGTTAGTGAGACACTGAATGAATCTGTCGGCGTTGTCGAAGAAGAACTTTTTGATGTTAACGCCCGCATACTGGTGGCGCATGAATTCATCGTAGGTAATTGGGAAGGGTATATCCTTCCCCATTTCCTTAGCCTTCTGCATGATGATTTGAGCATTTCGCACGTTACCACAAACAATGTAACTAAGCTCACCGTTCCGCGTTGCCTCATCACACATTTCAATGAGGGCAGTTGTCTTACCAGTCTTTCTACCCCCGTAGATGATCTTCATGTTCAACTCCTACAAGAACCTGCAAGTCCTCAATCCTCTTATTTGCTCTTTCAATCTTAGCTTGGAAGATATTCTCTTGCTTCTTATGCCACTCTATGTCGTGTATGTTTTTCTCGTGATCTGGATCAAGTGCCTCTTGTTCAACCTTATTAGCGATATAGTCCATTTCGGCATCAACACCGAAATAGACGTATGCCTTGATTCTCTCTTGGAGGGTGTACAGTTTAATCTCGTCCAGAGTCATCAAACCTCCGTAATCTAATTGGGAGCGTTCAATGCATCTTGCTCATTTGCGTATCTACGGTACCCCTGCATCAAAACCGTGTTCGTCGGCAGCACCGAAGGCCAGCCGTTCGACGGCTCATCCCCGAAATACAGCATCTGCACATCGTTCGGACTACTTGTCTTCATCTGATAGGTATTGACGTTAGTGGCCGATGCTTTCAATGTCCAAGAACCCCCCACAGGGCGCGTATAGACCTTGAATGCACCAGTCAGATTAGTCTCGTAATCAATGCCCCATACGAATTCTGTCCATTGGTCATAATCAACGGGCTGAATCCAGTAGTCATGGTCAGTGTAAGAAGAACCCCCTGACGTATTAGATACGTTAGACGACATTTCCCACCACGATGCTGTGTATTTGCTGCGCGTCCAAGCATAACTACCATCTGCTGCTCTAGGTGACAAGCGAATAGCAACAGGCGGTGATGTGATTTCAGGGAAATTAGGCTCGAACATGATATTCCAAGTTGTTTGTTGCCAACTTGACGGAACTTTGATAGCAAACCGGAACCAATCCCAATGACCAGTATAAGGAGCAGAACGAGTTTCAGTCAACTCGCTGGCACCCTTTAGTGTACCAGGATCGTACCATCCGTTTGTGGAAGAATCGTTCGTAGTATACTGGTAGGCTTTGCCATAGGTATCGTCAGAAACCAGTTTGACATTACCATTGATATAACACATACAACTCCACACAGTTGGAGTTTGTGTCTGATGTCCTGGCCCACCAATAGGATCAATTGCTGTCATTCCTGATGCCCTACCATCAAATAGCGGAGTAGCCGCAGTTGTGGTAGTGGTTGGCGTTGTAGTAGTAATAGGCGTAGTCGTGCTAGTAGAAATGGTTGTTGGAACAGTTACGGTTGTAGTTTGATCTGTAGCTGTTACGCAAGCAGTTACCGTTAGAACATCACCGGGTGCTGTGTAAACGTTGTTTCCATCCCATGATGCTGTATGAGTTGGTCCTGTAGTTGTAGCAGAATTGCAGACTGAATGCTCTCCTGAGCTACTCAGAATGGCACTTGTGCCAAATCCAGCTCCAATCAATCCGCATAGTGCCAAAAACATCACTATGCGGCTCATCTTATCCTCCTATGCTTTAACTCTCCTAAGAACAAATCCTGTAAACGTCATCAACACACCAATAATCACTAGCAGGTTATCCTCCATTCCTGTATAGGGCAGCGTACCTTTAGCTGCAAGTGGTGGCCCAACTACATTAGTCTTGCGCTTGGGCTTAACAGGTTTATTAGTCGAGGGCTGGCTCGTTGTCGTCGTAGTACCGGCAGGGGCACCCGATGTTGTCGTGGTAGTACCAACTACAGGGGACGTCGTACTTGTAGTAGTGGTGGAACCTGTTGTAGTAGATGACGACGTGGTTGTTCCTGATGTACTTGTAGAAGAAGTCGTCGTAGGCGATGTGTTCGTCGTAGATGATGTTGATGAAGTTGTTTTCGGTGTCGTAGTGGTCGTTGGAGTAGAAGTGCTTGTCGAGCTTGTCGATGTTGTTACTGTAGTTGACGATGAAGTCGTCCCTAGACAATGATCTTCGTTCACCCCTCCATTGTTACCGTGGGGATCACAGTCTTTACCGTTAGTTGAAGGATCGGTCTTACAGGGTGTAGAGCTATTGCCATGAGCGCACGTACCTTGTCCGGGTGGTTCACCAGGAGGCGCAGTAATAGCACTTGTAGCACCAAATCCGGCAAGAGC